TCAGATCTGTACTCCAAAACATTGACATGTCTTGGCTCTTTCCTTAAACGCTCCTTGAGCATGAGGGCAAAGCTAGCATTGTCACTGGGCTTCTGGAGAGCGCCCAAGCTCAACAAGTCTGGCTTGAACCATAATGGATTTTCGTCTATTGGCATGTTGAGATAAGAACGTCTCAACCGGCGCTCAACTATCGGAGCTTTTGTGGTCTTGATGGTTCTTTTTACCTCCTTGTCAAGCACTTCCTGCCAGTTGTGGAGCCGCATTGGCTGATCAGGAAATTGCTGCGTGTAACCATAGCGATCTGTCCATGCCTCTCTTTGGTAACGTTCGACCAGGCCTGCTCGGAAATACTCTCTCATGTCTTGGCGAAAGGACTTGGGAATTGATGTTCTGATCTTTTCATCAGGTGCTTCGATAACCTCGGGTTTTATGGATTTGACGACTTCAGTTCTAAAGCCTTGGGCAAACGTGCCTGTGAATGCACTGTCTTTGTAAGCGTCTTCACTAGGATCCAATTGTCGGTAAACCTTAAGCCCGGCACCTAGGTAAATAACCTTGTCATCTTTAATGTAGCCGTCCACCCTCGGGAATGAGGTCTTAACATCATCCCAGTTGTTACAATCAGCTAGATCGAAAGCCAAGACAATTTTCGCGTCTCGAGGCAATCCACCCATGACATTCCGGAAATTTATACGATGCTCTGGCTTGATGTGCAACGAAGTGCCTCGTATCCATTGACTACGCAAATTCAAGAGTGTCCGCAGTTGTGCGTTACAATCTCTTGTGATGTCTTCAACCAAGTGTATGACTAGCCTCGGCGACCTAGAAACCGCCACCCACAGTATCTCAGGACCGACTAGATTCATGACAGTTCGGGTCACACTCAAGATAGTGATCTTCTTAGTCAACCCTTGAGAACCTGACATAGTTATGGTATCCGTTTGGTTTAGAGCATCGGCTGCGTCAACTCGAGTCTTAGTAGCCTCCAACACGGAATGTTCGGACCACCAATCCTCAAGGGTGGCGTCCGGTGCGTCCGGATAGACATGTCTTAAGTCTTGCCACACGGTTATTGCAGTGTCTGCGAATCTTAAACCCTCAAAGGGATAATGATATCGCGTAGGTGTACAGAACAAGTTACCGAGCGATGGTCCAAAACGTTGAGTGCCAATGATGTAATGACTGGCGTACCTTCGATACAACTCAAGCTCATCCTCGCTCTCATTGAGGATACAGTCACCTGTCGGTTGATGCCACCTGCCTTGAAAGATGTCTGCT